AGAATCTTGGTGTAGGGATTCGACTCGGCGTTACCGGCAGTCGTCGGGTCGCCGTTCGTCGGCGTAAGCAGGTAGTCCGTTGTCGCCCAGGTGGTCTCGAAGGTCCGGTCCAGGTTGTCGTCCGTCTTGATCCCGCTGGAGTCGATGCTGATCAGGTCCGGGACAAAGAGCACCGCAGAGCCGTCGCCGTCGAACTTCCGAGTCACCGCGAGGGCGTAGAAGTGCCTGTTGGCGTAGCGGTCCATCTTGCGGGACGCTGCCTCCAGCAGACGCCGCAGGCGAGTGTCATCGCCGGTCCCGGTGATGTCCAGGACGGACGCGCTTGTGATCTCGTCTACGGAGACGTAGGAGTTCATCTAGTCCTCTGTGTCGTCATCCACGTCAAGCTCGTCCAGGGTCTTGCGCTCGTCCACGTCCTTTAGCTGCTCCAGGATGTACGCTGAGCTCAGGCCGAAGAATGCGGCACCGTAGGTCCTGGGCTTGACCCCCTCGTCCTTGCGAGCCTTCGTGACCGGAATCTCCCGGCCCATCAGCCGGTGCAGCCAGTCGTAAGCCTTGTCCTTGAGCTCGACCGCGCCGTTGGAGTGCTCAAGCTGATTCCAGACCTGGGCCACTCGTAGCGGGTCGTTCTTGGCCTGGATGGAGTCGGGGATGCTGAATATGACCAGACGCAGCACGTCCTTAACGCTCGCGTCTTTCATCTCCACCTCTGGCGAGGTCTCAGGACGCCCACAGTCGTTGCAGGCGGGGATAGCCTGTTCCTTCTCGATGGTCTCCCCGTCCTCGTCGAGCTCAGGCACCCGGTAGGGTCCGGTGAGCGTCTTGATCGTCGCGTCGCCCAGGTTCTTCACGCTACCACCTCGCTACGGCATTTAGGCAGGCTCTAAGATCGCAACCCTAGCTTTTAGTTTGGTGTTTTCCTCTATGAGTTCCTGAATCGCCATGAGTCCGATGCCAGCCAAGTCCTTAGCCGCAATGCCTGGCGTGGGTGCATCATCTATCCCATCTCCATCCAGGTCCTGGTTAAGCTTGTATGGGTCCGTTCCCACGCCAAACAAATCCCACAAGTCCTCGGCTGTGGGACTCACATGGTGATCTTCTGGATTGGTGGCTGGCTTACGGATTGAGTGATACCTGCCCACAGCCAGCTTCGGCAGCATGTCAATGACTCGCTCTCCCCAGACTGCCAATGCGTCCCCTTCGTACTTCTTATCTTTAGCTGCCGATGCGTCGGTCCAGACACCAGCATTCGTGAGGGTGGCTGTGGTATTGGCATCCCCAGCGTTTACGGCGTTCATAGTTCTAAACGCCATTGAACTATCCATCGTTGTAGAGGTTACATCGCCCCACTTTATCGTTATCTCTCCGAGATTACGAACGGTTCCACCCGAGTCGTTTGCAAAAGCGTCAAGTATGAATGGTATATCGCTGTCGGCTGGGCTGGTGCTATTGTGATAGGTACAGATTCTGGGGCCACGGTTACTAGCGTCGGTGGTGTTCAGATTCAACATGCCCGTGCTATGAAGGCTGTCGCTGGTCACATCGCCTTCATTGATGATGAAGTGACCTGTACCTGCCACCTGGACGTCCATTATCAGGTTGGCCGCGTCGAAGTAGATGTCTACATCGCCGCCCGTGCCAAACGTCCGCTTCACGTTGTCGTTGAAGGTCTTGTCAGCGGTGAACGTCTGCGCCAAGCCCAGGACCACAATCGTATCGTCCGCCGTGATGACCGGCGTATCAAGCGCCCTGAGCGTCCCTGCCGTCATCACCTCCAGCGTGACCTTGCCATCCTCAGAAGCGTCCGTGGTATCGAGCGCCGTGACCTTCAGGCCGCCGTACTGGGTCTTGACCGGGGTCCCGGCGTCGTCGTTCCCGTAGACCCGCATGTGGAACACGACGTCGTTGTCAGCCTGGGAAGCGGAGTCGTGATGCACGTCCAGCCGGATGCCGGTCGCGCCGGGATCGTCGTTGTAGAGCTCGACCGTCGTGATGTCGGCGTTGCCCTTGGCCCTGATCCGGTCCGTCTGCGTACCCCCGGAGTCCTTCGTCTGCACGGTCCACTCGTCGTTGGTCCCGTCGTAGAGGACACGGGAGTCCTGGGCCGAGCCGAAGTAGACCGGAAGGGCGTCGGCGTGATACCGAGGGTTGGCTCTGAAGTCGATGTCCGCTCCCATGGTCATATCGAGGGCTCCTCTATGCTTTGACGGCGTAGAAGTCCACGCCTTCGCCGCTGGTGTCAACGTCGAGATAGATGTCGTTGAGATCGAGCCAGTTCTTGGCGGTGATCTTGAGCGAGTCGCCCGCAGCTATCCCGTCGTTGGTCGTGCTCGCGACATCGGACCCGCCAATGTAGACGTTATTGGTGTTCCCGACCTTGGCGATGATCGTCACGGACTTGACCCTCTGGGCTGCGGCTAGGGCCTCGGCAGTCGCAGCAGCAGAGATCGTCTTCTCACCTGAGATCGCTACCGGCGTTTCTGAGCTTGCCATGATTCAGTCCCCTACGTGTTATCTGCGAACAGGTCTACTTGGTCGTTGTTCGTATCGGCATCGGCGTAGAAATCCTTCAGCTTGCCCAGCCCGTTGAAGACGATCCTCTCGGCCTCTCCCGGTTCCAGGGCCAGCCCGATAGTGGACGACACGTCCGAAGTCCCGACGTACACGGTCCCTGTGTTGGCGGTCCGTGCTCGCGCCAACACAGACTTGACCGTGCCTGCCTTGGGTGACACGACGCTCGCACCCGCCGTCGTTACCTTGATGGTCGTAACGATCATTTGCCAGGCCCTTTCCGACCGCAGGAGCAACGATTGTTCCCCTGGCGGTAGTAGTGCCGGTGGACCGGCTGACGGGTGTCCATCGCCCGATTATCGCTGCCCCCGCCTACCACCGGGACCATCTGGAACTTGCTGGGGTGAGACTGCACCATGTGAGCGCCTACCTCGTCGTCGACCAGGATCACCGCATAGGGCCCGAAGGTCCGTCCGGCGAACCCTAACGTGTCGCTGCTGATGTTCTTGACTAGCATACCCTTACCTCAGATGCTTCGGGTCTTCCCCGACCTGATCCTCGGTCAGCACAGGGGTGATGTGCGGGATGACCGACCTCCCCGCGCCACTGTTGTTCAGGAGCTTCTCCATCACCTGGACAGCGCCCCCGGCTGTGTTGAGTTCCAGCAGCAACGCCATTTCGGCCTGGCGAGCATCCTCTAGCGCCTGGCCGTCCCCGCCGACCACCTCGATGCCCTCACGGTAGCGCCGAGCCCCGCGAGCCTCCACTTTGGCGTTGTCGTACATGACGCAGGCTTCGTGATGGAATTGGGCGAGCAGATCGCGCGGCACCGATGACGGATTCTCATAGCCGTAAATCGGCTCGGTGAATAGTGGGCAGCCGTCCGGTAGCCAGACCTCAATTCCCCTTGCTTCGGCAGCCTTGATCCAGTAGAGGACCCCAGTGCGCTGCTCCGAGTACTCGCTCCACTTGTCCATATCGTTACCGAGCAGCCTGATCTCATCGAAGCCCTGGTAGATCGCCAGAGCCAACATGAAAGCGGTCGATGAGGTGAGGAACCGGCGTCCATCCATCTCGGTGATCTCGTCGAGTGGATATTTAACGCTGTACGGGATTGAAGGATGCGCCTCTTGCATGTACACCGGGACCGTCAGCCCTGAATAGTACGTGAGATTCTGTGTCCAGGAGGCCGCGTTGTGGATGTCGAACCAGGCGTCGACGCGACACCGCAAGACCTTCCAGCCGTGGTTGAGGCTCCAGATATGGGTGGTCGGCTCCATCTCCTCGGCGAGCATCCGGGAGAACGCCGCTAGGCCGACGATGCAGACGACCTTGCGATCCGAGTCTTTCTGCTTCGGGCGCGGCTTGAACCTGCACTGTACCTCAATGGCCTCCTCCTGGGTCTTGATGGGGGGCCGGGTGTCGAACTTCGTGGTCAGGGCGATGCTCATAGGTTGCCCCCCGCCGCCATGATCTGGGCTATCTCAACCTGCCAGGGCCAGTCCAGATCGAAATTGTCGGGCCAGCGGCTGGGAACGCCTGCCACCCCACCACCACCAAAGACGGTCTTTGTCTGAGCTAGCGCAGACGTGCGAATGGCGTAGACCTGACCATCGTGGTAGTACGTTGGGTCCGGCGTTTCGATGGGTGTCCCATCTGGAAATTCAGCCTGCTTGTACACGCCGTGCCCATTTTGTCTAAAGGCCCATTCGATTGGGACGGGTGTTTCAACCATGGACATGGCGACATCGACATCGGGACGCCGATCAAGCGTCCCTGCAACGGCATCGAAGATGCGCCCTCGGCGAAATGGCAGAGTGGGAAGGACCAACAGGGCGATCTCTTCACCCGCCGACCCATGGATATAGTCCAGGGTTTCATTGAGAGACCGAGGGCCCAGGCCGAACCAGGGGGGAGGCTCTACCAGCTCAATTTCAGCAGAAACGGCGAGGGCTCTGCATCGGGCGCTGTTCGTACAGCAGACCAAGCGGACCTCGCCGTTCTTGTAAATCTCGCTCTCTCGCACGCTGTCGGCGGCCCTCTGAATGAGAGACCGGTTTCCTATCGACAGCAGGTTCTTGTCAGGTATCCGCTTCGAGCCCTCTCTCGCCGGTATCACCGCCAGGTACTTGTGCAAGGCATCCTCCACGATGGGCCACCACCACCTCCACCTCCACCTCCACCACGTTTGCCCGCTAGGTTCCGGTTACGCCGCTGGAATGCACTCCAGTGCCAGGGTGCCTACGATGGCCGAGGCCCCCGCGACCAGCACCTTGGCCGTCACGTAGTCGTTGGTTCCGTCTTTCTTCTCCCAAAGCTGGGCCCTGCCTTCGCCATTGGAACCGTTGTCGGTAGAGTTAAGGCTGTCGAGGACGGCGGTGGTATTGGCATCCACGCCGTCGAGGATGTCATCACCGGTCGAGGTTGCCCCTGCCACCACGTCGACGTCTAAGACAGACGACCCCGTGCCACCAGCGGTCGTTATACGCAGGATCGCCCTGGTAATGAGCACATCTTGGCCGAAGGGGTTCTGTTGAGCTATGGCGAGGCCGTTGGTCGTTTTCTTAGCAAGGGCTAGCCTCAGCCAATATCGTGCTTGGTAGGTGACTCCCGACGCCGCAGGCCCGGCCATTTTGTCCGCGAGCTCAGACGTCGGGTCTCCCTGCGCTACGTCAGACCAGGTGTTCGTCAGCCCCATGAGCCACACCGGACTCATGGCAACCTGGCGCACGTAGAACGGTAGCTTCCTTGGGACCAGCCCCACCAAAAGAGCCAAGAGCGTGGTGATCCAGCGTGTGATTCCTTGCATTTGTCCTCGTCTCCTTCTCTCGACTATCGGGTTGCGGCAACTACTAAGTGCCGCTTAGTAGTTCAACCAGCTTATACGCCTGTGATGTTGTACTGGAGCCCCGTGTGCGTCGCCGAAGACCGGGTGCCGCTCCGCTCGATCAGGGAGTGCCGGAAGCTCACCGTCACCACCGTCTGCCGCTTCTGGGTGTCCCTGTCCACGTCGATGGTCATCTCGCGTCGGAAGCCCTGCCGCCACTGCGTCCGGTTGGCGATGAGCAGCCGTCCTACCGTCCCGGCGGTCCCGTCCGTCACCTTGCCGTCTGAGGCGGTTAAGAGCATCTGCTCGGACACGATCACCGGAATCCCCTCGACCGCTCCCAGCATCCCGGTGAGCAGGGACGCGTTGGGGCCGAGCTTGTCCATCGTGCGGAAGTTGCTGATCGACTGGCACCGGATGAAGGTGTTCACGTCCATGATCCAGACGAGCTCGGAGGGGCGAGCCCCGTACTTGCCGAGCTTGGCCCTGATCTCGTTGAACATGTCGTCGGACACCGCCGCGTTGTGGTCGTTCCCCTGGGACGTGTTGTCGATGAGCGGCAAGTGGATCAGGCCGTCATAGCCCAGCAGCCAATGACCCTTCCCTGCGTCCGTCTTGGCAATGGTCGTGCCGTCCGCGTTGATGTTGTTCAGCGCCGTGGTGTCGGCGTTGAGGATTAGGTCGTCGATGATCTCGGCGACGTTCCGCACCAGCGTGCTCCTGATCTCCGGGAGCATGGCGATGATCGCGTCCTCTTCGAGCGTGAAGGAGAAAGGCACCTGGCCGACAATCTCGTAGGCGCTCATGGTCGTCTTGCCGGTCGCCAGGGCCGTCGACGTGGTCGCCACGTTCTCGGTGCCGGGATAGAAGTTCACGTCCCCAAGCTGCCGAGGCATCTCGAACGGATTCGACGGCATCGAGATGGTCGGGATCAACGGCGCTACGAGGGTCTGGAGGTTCACGTCCATCCAGAGCTCCCTGGCCTCCAGGGTCGAAACGAGCTCATCGCCTGTCGTCGCCGTGGTGCTATCCATCGCCGCCCTGCTCATGCTGTTCAGCCACGAGCGGACCGCTGAGTCGAATTGGCCGGTCGCCCTCTTATGGCCCGAAATCTCCATCGAGTGGTGGTCCCGAAGCACACGGGCTACCGCCTCCGAGGAGTCCATAACCACCGACTCGTTGATGCCTGCTATCAAAGCGGCCCTGGCCTCGTCGACGCGACTATTCCAGGCAAGCCCTCCCGGCTCACGGGACTGGGCCCTGGCGAAGCGACTCAGGATGCTGAAGTCGAGCATGTCGAACCCAGCGTAGGGGCCCTCCGGGACCACGAGCCTGGTCGCCTCGCCGCTACGCATCGCGGCCTCTCGCTTGTTGGCCCTGACAGCCTCCTGGACCTCGGCAAGACTCGCCTTGAGTCGCCCGATCTCCTCTTGGGCCAAGGTGACCTCCCCCGTCAGGGGATTGACCTTGTCTCGGACAAAGTCATTGAAGTCGGCCAGTTCCTTGTTGATCGTGTCGATCTCGCTCATGTGTTAGCTCCCTCCGAGTGTTGCCTTGATCCGCGCAATCGATTCCAACAGTTGGGTGTAGTCGGCTTCGATCTTGTCATCGTCTACTTCAGGGCCTATGGGCGGCGTATGCTCCGCAAGAATCTCGCGGGCTATCCGCTCCACGTCTTCTCTGGTGATTAGTGCTTGAGCATCCCTGGCCTCGCCAGCGACGAAGTCGTTCGCCATGAGGAATCGTGGGTCTGCTATGACGGAGCGCACGAAGGACTCCCGGAGCGCCCCCGGATCAGCCGGGACCGGCACAAGGGACCACTCCAGCAACTCCGACTTGGTGTCCCGCCAGCCAGTACCGAACCAGTCCTGCTCCTCGCCGTCGATGCGCTCACTCTCGATAGAGCGCCACGATACCGACGCCGCTCGGATGTAGCCCTGCTCCCAGGCGTTCTCGACGCGGGAGGCGAAGGGGTCGTCTTGCAGGAAGGTGAAGTCGGCCTTGATCCGGCTGTCGTCCTTGTCCAGCAGGACCGTGCGCCCGATGGGGAGGCCCCCGGACGGCGTATAGCCCATCGTGTCGTGGGCCCACTGGACGGTCGGGTTCCGCTTGTAGGCGGCGATGCTCATGCCCTTGAGACTGAGCTCAGGGCCAGAGCGAGCCTTCTCGTTCTTGAAGATGGTTATCCGGTGAATCTTGGACCCGTCGTCTGCGGCCCTGATCTCGATGTCCTCGTCGTCGAGGATGAGGTGCCGGATGCGAGGTTTTGGTTGCGGCTGTGTCATGTGCCCCTTTCGTGAGGCAAAACAATGGCGTCCCCGAAAGTTGCGGGACGCCGATGGCGTTCAACTAAGCCGCTGAGTCCTTGGCACGGACTAATCTAGATTAATACCACAGCATCTTGTGGTGTGTCAACCCGCCCATCTACGGAGTGCCGGTTGCAGGGGCTCTGAGTTATCAGGCTGCCCCAAGGGTATCCGCGTCTCATGGACATCGCCGTCGTGCCGAGTCTTGATAACGATTGCCTCGTCCTCGTCCCTGGTCGCCACGACCCGGTCGCAGTCGTCGCAATCGCAGCGGTAGACGGTCTCAGGCTCAGACATCGAACACCGGGATCGTAGTGCATCGGCAGTTAATCACGTTGCCCGCGCTCCCGCCCTGGCCCGGTGCCGGTAGCTTCTCGCCGCCCACGTCGAAGTCCTCCCGAACCCGGCGCACCTGGCCGTCTGCTGACACGTGGTCGTCGCGGACCCGTTCGTCCCCCGAGGTCAGCCATTCCTTGCCCTCGACCTCTGCCTGGTCGTAAGCCTGGAGATGGCCCTCGTTCTGAGCCGACACCATCTCGGTACGGGCGATCCGGTCGGACCGGACCTTCGTGTTGAACCCCTCGATCTTGCGAATCCGGGCGCTGATGTCCGACACGCTCTCGCCAAGCTCGTTAGCCTCCTTGAGCTCGTCCAGGATCAGCTTGGCCGTTTGGTCGTTGACACGGTCCGCCCAGAACAGCAGCCGGTCCTCGACCCACGTTCCTGCCAACGGCTGGGTGATGTCGAACGCGATGCCAAGCCCGAACTGCGCTATCTGGGCCTCTGCCGCGCTCCTCATGGCGTTGCGGACCAGGGGCCGCGCACGTTCCGCGAACACCACCGTCCACGCCTCCGGGTCGAAGAGCTTGAGCCCGCCGGTGACCGCAGGCTCGTCCTCGCGGTGGCCGTTCGAGAGTGCGATTGTGGCCTCCTCGGCCATCCTGGCCCCCGCCATCGCAGGTCTCAGCGCCCGCCGCTCCTCGATGGCCTTCACCATTGCGTCGGCCTGCTCGCGGAACAGCTTGCTCATCATGGCGCGGTATTGCTTCTCACGAGGCGTCAACTGCGCCCTGAATTCAGCCTCGGCGCGAGCCTTGGACTCCTGTACATCACGGACCTTGGGGAAGCGATGTGCGCGATCTCCCAGGTCAAATGAGGCGAGGCCAGCGCCCCCCAACTTCAAGTCGTCTGCACCCTCCTGGTCGCTCAGCGGCAGGTCCATCTCCTGCCTGATCTCGTTGGGGGTCATAATGCCATTGACCACGTATATCTGGCGCTGCGCTGCCTTCTGGACCTCGTCCTCCTGCAACGCCTCGACCGCTGACGTGTCGAACAGGGCTATCAGACCCTGCTCATCGAACAGCGGCAGGAGCATCTCCTGGATGCGCTCCTGGTAGAACATGAGCTGAGGAACGATGCAGTCCTCCCAAAAAGAGCGGCGAGCCGTGACCATGTTGGCGTAGGTGGCACGAGAGAGGTCGTGCAGCATCGGCAGGGGCACATTGTACGCACGTGCCACGTCTCCGAGAGCCCAGAGGAGACTTTGTGCGTACTCCATCTCCTTCGGTGTGAAGCCCAGATTCTCGGCCTTCATGCCCTCGCCTAGCAGGGCCGGGCGCTTGGCCTTGTTCGGACCCTGGAATCGCTTCTCCCACAGCCCATAGAATTGCTTCACCTGGGTGTCGGTGGGAGAGTCCTTCGTGGTTATTATCATACCGGGAGAGCTGTCGTTGAGGAGCGTGTTCCGGTTGGACCGGAGGGCGTCGAAGCCCATGTCCATCGACAGCCTGATCGGTGCGATGGGCGACATCCCGGAGTACTCGTCCAGCGGGTTGAAGTAGCGCAGCCAAACTATCTCGTCATCGGCAAAGGTCCGCACTTTGGTGCTGCTCGATGCGTAGATATAGCCCTTAATGTAGGTCTTCGAGTCAGGGACTATCCGTATCTTGTCAGGGCGCAGGGGCCAGATTTCCGTCACGTTGCCGAGGCTGTCCCGCTCCAGGGCCCAGTACGCCGACCCCCAGAGGCCCAGGTAGGTTTCCGTCGCTCGCCAGAGGTCGCCACGGGTCCAGAACGGGTTGACGCGGTCTAGGAGTTGCTGTACCGGATGCTCGGCACCCACCCATTCGGTGTCGCCGTCCCGGTTGGTGCGGTGAATCTTGAGCGGGACACGAGCGATCGCGTCCTGGCGCAGCTTGATGGCCGCATAGACGGGGACCGACTTCGGGTAGTATTCGCCGTAGCTGAGAGGGGCCCACGCCTGGCCCACGCCTAAGGTCTTCTGACTGCCGTCGTAGTCGAGGCCGACAACGGGGTTCTCCCGCTTGCCGACGGAGATGGAGAGCTTCTTACCGAAAAACGGAATATCCATGCGGTGATACCTCCGCTACCCGCGATTGTACCACAGGCGACTCAGGCGCAAGGTAGAAGTGGCGCTGTTCGGTGCAGGCCGGGTTGTTGCAGATGCCCCTCCAGACCGGATACTCAGGCTCGTATTGGTGGGCATCCCTCGCGCAGCCGCAGAAATCGCAGTTCATCGTGCTCTCATATCCACATGAGTTGCTGATTGCCGCGAACGGCCCGATAGTCGAACGTCATCGCCAGCGCGTCGGCCTCGTCCGGGCTCTTGCTCATCTTCGTCTTGCTCTCCAGCATCACCCGCCGGTCCGACTGGTAGCTGTAGCCCCGCCCGACCATCTGGCCTATGAGCGAGCCGTCATCCTCAATGTCCGCCTCGCTGTCCTCGTCGACGAACCATTTCCGCATGGCCCACCAGACCTCCGACGTCGCGTTGACGAACTTGTCCGGCTCATGGGCGCTCTCACCGCCACCGAAGGAGATGAGCTTGACCTCGCCGATACCCAGCTCCTTCAACTGGTCATAGACGCCAGCACCGACGCCGACCGTGTCCACGACTAGGGAATCGGCATCGCCCTGCTCCTCCAGGTAATTCCGCAACCATCCGACGATTGCGGACGTAGGTCGACCCTGAACCCGCCAGATTATACGCGCCACGTTGCCCTGACGCCGGACCACCACCGTCTTGTCCTTGCCGAACCGGGCCACGTCGCAGCCCAGGATCACCGGCCCCTCGGACTTGGAGTCCCGCGCAGCCGCCTCCTTGGCCTTGGACAGCGGCACGATGGTCTCATCGAGGTTGTCGGGGAACTGGCCCAGGACGCCGCCGATATAGAGCGGGCTGTCGTCGCCCCATTCCTCCAGACGAGCCGCCACATCCTGCTTGGTCACCATGCCCGCCAAGCCAGGGTAGCCGCCTCGCGGAGCCTGCTTCTGTAGGTTCGGGGTGTCAAAGGCGCTGATGGAGATCGCCTCGTATAGATGTCGCTGTGTGTGATGGGAATCGTAGAATTCACCGACGTTTGTAAACGGATTGCCCGTAAGGACCATGCACTTCGGATTCAGGCGTCTGAGGGCCGTTAGGTGATTGTCTTTCAGCGCATGGGCCTCTGTGACGACCACCAGCAGATTCGGGGAGTGATACCCCTGGAGGCTGTAGGGGTTGTCCGTTGAGAAGCCGACCGCGAAGTGGCTCTCGTCCAACTCCCACCTAGGCGAATCGAACAACCGGCCACCAAGGGCGAACCGGGAGTTGTTGAAGCAGGCTCGGAGCTCGTTCCACACGATGTCGTCCACCTGGCGCATCGTAGGCCCAGTGACGATCACCTTGGCCGGATACCTGGACAGCAGCCACCACATGACTAGACGTCCAGCAGTCCAGTCCTTGCCGGAGCCGTTGCAGCCCGCCACGGAGACGCGAGGATACCTTGCGACCGCCTCGGCCATCTCGACCTGCTTGTCATAGGGCTGGGCACCGAGAATCTGCTCCAGGAAGTACCTGGGGCGCTTGGTGGCAT